GGCAATAGACTCTTGTATCATGAGAATCTTATCCTCATAACTTGCATTTAAAAGGTCTACTGCGTTTAAGTTTGTTCCAAGAACGGCGTTCAGTCCGGCTACTGCGTTGGTTGCTGCGTCAAAAGTATCCAACCCTTCAGCTATTGAAATGAGTGAACTAACCGAAACACCGGCTGCTCTAGCTGCAACGGAAAGCCCTTCGAACTGGTCTACTGCGGATTCTCCAAATGCTGCAAGCTGTGGGAGTGCTTGTTGGAACTCTTCTGATACCGCTGCGGCTGATTGACCTGTGGCTAAAGCAAATCTAACCAGTTCATTATTTGCCTCTCCAGCTTGTTCTGCTGTCATACCCAGGTTGGTCATGAAATATCCAAGATTTTTAGAAGCTGTCTCTGCTGAAACACCTAAACTAATATTTTCTGCCGCAAGAAAAGCTATATCACTTTGTGCTTCTGTTGATGCTATTGATACGCCAGCAATATTTTGGCGCACTGCTGCCATACCTTCGCTCATTTCTTGAAAGCCCACACCGGCTCGAAGGTTTCCAGAGGCTAAGTCTCCTATACTATCTGTAAGATCTTCGGATGCGCCAGAGTTTCTTACAAGTTCCGCTCTGGCGGATGACAAGGCGTAAGCATATGCAACCGAACCCTCTATAGCTTTACTCAATACAGAGTTAGCTAAGTTTTCTACTGTCATTTTTTCTTGTATAGAGTTGGCAAGAGCCTCGAATCCACCTTCCTGGGCCAACAAGGAGATTACATTTTTTCTTCCAAGTCCGAGGCTGGAATCTAATAATTGATTAAAGCGATCTTGGGACTCGTTAACATTGTCTTGTACATCATTTCTTTGCTTGGCAGCAGCTAGCGCATCTCTTTCAGCATCGCTAAGATTTCCTGTCAATAAAAGCTTTGTCTGGAGAGCGTTTATTTCTGCGTTGTCTTTTTGTCGTATTGCATCTTGAAGTGCGCTTCGGTCCATCAAGCCTTTGTTATATACTTTTTGTGCTTGATCGGCTGCTTTGGTTGCGGCTGTTAGATCTTCGAATGACTTCTGTATGTCCCCCTTGGTCACAGGCCCTTCGGTGCGTTCGGTACCCTGATTGGATACGGTGGAGGCACGAGACGATAAGGCTTTCTCTAGCCTATTAATTGCAGCAATCAGCTTGGAGTCATCAGCCACTTAAGTTTACCCCTTGAAAGGCCACTTAAGACCTGTTTTTCTTTGGAAGGCATCTACAGCCTTTCTTAGCTTGAACTTATCCTTGTATGTTCTTGGGTTGTCAAGACCATGCTTTGCGGCGGTCTTAATATAACTCTTTTCTTTTGAAAGAGCTTTGGAAAATGCTTGAACCTCGCTGCGTGTGCCAGTAACTTTTACTGGTACTGAGGAGCCTCCAAACATACTACCCATAAGGTATTTTAGTGCGCCTCCAAACATAGCTAGCCAAGATTCGTCAAGCTCGCCTCTGCGGGCGGCTCCAAGGTCTATCTCAATAGGTGCAATATCTTTTTCTTCCATTTTTGATTCCTCATACAAAAGTGCTAATATAAATAGTTTATCAAATATAAAGCCAGGAAATCTTTTGACCTCCTGGCTCTAATATCATTTTCTTCCTGCTCTAGAACTGGCCTTTTTCGTTGCTTCGGCTTCCTTTTGAAGCTGCTTAGAAAGTCTTTCAATAAACCAATTTCTTAATCCAATTGGAAGATTATAAGCCTCTGTAAAACTCCAGCCGCCGTAGTATTTCAAAAAGAAGAACTGTTCGTATATCTCTTTAGAATACTCAGGACTTAGGCCAAAAAAACTCCGCAGTGAGCGGCACCTCCATCTCTGTTTCATAACCGCAACTGTTACAAGTATATTCTCTCTTTAGGTCTATATTGGGAATAATCTTCTGGTATGTTTCTCTAAGTTCTCGGGATGCCCTTACCGGCATTAGCCCTACTGCCTTGTTAATTGTTGCACGGTCTGAATACCCAACGATAGAAACGATCATAGCTCTCATTTGGTCCGTGAGTGCTGTCTCTTCCATCTTCGCCTTCTGTCTCTGGGTGAGAGATCTTACCAACTTCTTTTCGTCAGCAGAAGTCAAAGCTCTAACCTCGACCTCAAAACCTGCATCAAGAGTAATCGTAAAAGTGCCGGAGCCAGTCTCAGTGACGTTCTCTGGCAACTCAAATAACGCATCATCAACGTCATGTTCGGAAACATCTGTTAGATCAAAGAATGTTTCGGATGATTCACCACAAGAGGGGCAAGTTACAGTTGTCTTGTATTCTGGTCCGTATCCATCAATTCTTGCAGAAACAATGATGGCGTTCTTATCACCAACGGTTAAAGTGTCAACATTTATTGATGTATCAACCACTAGAGATTGAACAAACCTATCAATAGCAATGCCCTTTTTTAAAAGGGTTCTCGAAGTTAATATGTCTTCTTGTTTTGTAGTCATCTGTCTAATCTCTACATCCGTAGCTCCGTGGAGAGGGTGCCCCTCTTGGTAGAAGCGACCTCTTGACGGTAAGGACACAAAGGTTGTTGGATTTACAAAGTCTAACAATGCTTGTGGTAGGTCATCCTTTGGTGGAGCCTTTTGCATTGCTTGTGGTGGTGGAGCTTGGTCTTGTTGCTTTGCTCCGGTTCGATCGTCATTATTACGCATTATACCTCTTTTTCTATGTAAGTTAAAAACAACTAACCCCTATGTTATATCACAACATAGGGGTCTTGTTAAGTTATTTATATTTTATTTGAGAAGCTATCAGGCTGTGCCTGGATCCCAGAAGGATTTTTCACCTTGTGTGGACTTGCCGGTCGTCTCAAGATAAGCGTAATCATAACGAAGTTCAATTTCAACCTCTGTCATGTCATCACCACTATAGTCGAGATCTCCGTATTTCACATTAACTATAAAAGCGTTCCACAATCTCCAAGTTTCAACAGGTTTGCCGTTAGAGTCAATCTGCTGAATCTCGACCTGTCCTAAAGCGCCGACGGCAGCCTGTTTAGACATTGTTTGAAGATCATTTGGGGAGATTGCTGGAGCATAACCAGAGTTCTTGATGATGTTTGTTACAGTTGCCGCTGCATCTGGATCAACTGGATCAGCTAGAGTCATAGAAATTGTTTCCCATTTCACACTACCTGGGTAGTAATATGTATGGTTTAAGAACTTATGCTCAGACTGTGAAACAGAAAAGCTTGGTTTAGAAACCTTCTTCAACGTGAAGGTCGGAATGTGGTCGTTTATTAGAATCCATCGATATTGTCTCTTTGGATCTGCGTTAGTTGAATCATGCCAAAAGCTCATTTTAGTTTATCTCCGTGAGTGTGATTTCTCTTATAAATAGGGTGGGGAAGTTTTTCTTCCCCGTTTTCACTTATCAATCTGCGAAAGATGCTCCTGAATCCGTGATTACAAAGTCAATTGCGATATACTCAATTGCTCTTGCTGGCTTGAGAAGAATCTTGGCGTACATTACGTTACGATCTACAAGCTCTGGTGTTGTGGTTGTTTCGTCCAAGATTAGACGATACTCTGTCAAACCGAAGCGAGACTTAACAGAAGCAAGGAATGGATTTACCTTAGATGTAAATCTTGCCCATGTTGTTTGTACGTTCTGGTCGAACAATACTGTAGCTGCGAAGCGAGATACTTCCTTCTTGAGGAAGATCATCAAGCGGCGAACATTGATTCTGTCAAGTGCAGAAGGTGTTACCTGCAAGGTCTTCTGCCCGAAGATTACGATACCTTCGCTTGGGAAAGAAGCAATTGGGTTAATGCTTGCCTCATACAACTTGTCACGCTCCTTAGAGGTGAGTCTGTGGCGAACTCCGACGACTGGTACACCGGCTGCGCCTTCAGAAAGTCCACCTCTTGTGAAGCCTGCTGGGGCGAACCACAACTCGGTCTTGCGGGCACTAGAGCCCATTGTTCCGAGGGCTGCAATAGAGGGGGGTGCCCAAAGAAGCTGTCCCTTAATTGTGTCTCTCATCTGTACCCAAGGGAAGTAAGCACAACCGTAGCTTGAGTTAATTCCTCGTGCCTTAAGGTTTGTGATTGTTGTGTCTACACTTGGAAGTCTTGTTGACTCTGATGCTGCGGACTCTGTGTCTGCAAGGTAGTCTCCCTCTAGATCGATAATTGCTAGAGAATCGGCACGGTTCTCACAAACTCGTAACATGTGGTCGGTGAGTGCTGTGTTAGTAATGCCTGGTAGGGCCATAATGTTACACTCTACTACCTCTGGATCGGCAACAGAATCGATGCTCCTCTTTACTGAGTTGAATGCGTAGTGTGTAAGCTCGCCGGCACCCGAGAGGACACTGTTTCTGAAAGGCTCTCTTTCCATAACGTCAAGACCGTCAGAGCCGCCAACGATTGGCATTGTGAATCTGTTGTATCCTGCGTCAAGAATTGTGTTAATGCTCTTGCCTACTCCAGAACTCATAGAAGTGGAGCCCGCACGAGAACCGGCTGTATGAGTAATTTCAATGTTTGCTGGTCTTCCTGCGGCTAATCCGGTATCTACTAAGTCTTCTAGTGAGAAGATGAAGCTGTGGATAGTATCATCACCGGCTGCGCCTGGTGTTCCCTGTCCATCAGGAACTCTTCTTACTAAGTCTGCATAGTCTTCTGGGGCTCTGTTGGAGGCAACGCTAGATACGTCAATTCCAAAGTAAGCGTCCTTTGTGGAGGATAGCGAAGAGTCAATTGAGGATGTGCGAAGAACATGTTCTGGCATCTTAATCCTTAAGTCAACCCCAATTGCGTGAGCATAGATTTCCTCAGCGGAGCCATGGTTTTCGTAAACGCCGGATGCGTTAGCGATAACATCAAATGTGTTGGTAGCATCAAGGGTAAGAGTGTTATTAACTCTGAAGTTTCTGAACTTAGCTGGACCGTAGAAGCCAACTGGTAATAGTGCGGGGTCTGCTGCGCCTCGCTCTACATCAGAGGCAACCTCGACTCTAAAGTACTTTGAAACATTCTGGTATTGTCCATACTCGACATACCTTCTTTCTGTATCGTTCCATACAGAATATCTGTCACCCATTCTAACACCAATGTAGTCTGGGGAGTTTGGGTTAAGGTTTACGCTAGAAAACATTTCTACGATCTCTGGTGCTCCGTCGGTGTCTGTAGCTCTGCGAACTACAACTGTGAAACTTCCATATTTATCATATTCAGTCTGCGGAGCTTTGATATCTTGGATAGAAACCTTAAGATTTCTGCATTCCCAGTCACCGCTATGTATTGCATGCAACTTGAACAACTTGGATACTGAAAGTGCGCTTGTGCCAAGAAGAGCAGCGGAAGCTGTTGTGTCATTAGATGCAGTATCTGTAAATTGGCTAAATACCCATCCTGTGCTACCTGAAGTTGCCGAGGAGCGTTGTTCACCGAAGTTAGCTGCATCTCCAGAAAGAGGTATGATACAGGCGATTAACTCTCCAACGCCAGTTGGTGCGTCGCTGACAAAAGTCTTAACCTCTCTGTCAAAAGACTCTCCCAAGAAATACTTCTCGGTTGTAGAAGTAACTGCACTGTTTGTTAGTGTTGGGTTTGTGTTAAGAACCTTTCTAAAGTAGTTTGCCTTAGACTCATCAAAGCTGATTGAAAAACGCTTAAGAACGGATGGTCCAACTTCTTCTCTGAGTACAATTGTAAACTCATTGTTTGCATCAGACTGAATCCATACTCCGACTGAAGACTTGTCGGCAGTGAGGGTATGTGTACCGATTGTGCGTCCGTCGGTGAATGCGTTATCGACGGCGGTGCCGCCAAGATCAAAACCGGATAGTGCAAGTCTGTTTGCTCCATGCGAGTCGGGGACATAGAAGACTCCTGCAAGAACACCTCCGACGTTGCCGCTCCAGTCATAATTGCCGCCATCCTTCTTTGCTAGTAAGATTCCATATGCGCCCTGGTTTGTAGTTGCGGCGGCGGCGGTAGGATCGACTTTCCAACCCGCCCTTGTTCCGGTGGAGCCGTTGGTATGGTCGGCTCCAAGAAGTCTTACGAATGTGATTGGATTCGCATTCTTTAGGTAGGCTTGAGCGGCATATGCTGCATAGGTTGGAGCGGTGTAGTTGCCGTCTCTCCAAACATCACCACCTTGACCACCTGGGATGGGCTCACCAAAGACCTCGATAAAGTCAGAAAAGGACTCTATTCTTACTGGTCTAAGTGCTGGACCTCTTTCAGAGCGTCCGATAATTACGGGACCGATGTCACCAACACCTCTTGTGAGTTGAGAATTATCAATCTCATTGATAAAAATTCCTGGTGATACAAACTTAAATTTACTTGCAGACATTTGCGTTCTCTCCTTAGTACAACATCTTACTATAATCGGTTGAAGATGTTAAAAACATAAATATTTTCTCTAATAAATAGTGTGTCGAATCCCTAAAAGATGTTTTTATGGACGATATTTTCCATCATCATCAAATGGGTTTTCAGTGGGGAGAATAACTCTTTCTCTTGGTATTTTAACTTCTACTGCTGATTCCCTTACTACTATCTTTGGAGACTCCTGATTTGGCCCATCTCCGATTAGAGAGCCAAGGGTGTCGATGCTTATGTTTGTCATATAATATCTTTCGCCCTCGTCGAGTGAAGATATTGAATTTTCTTGTGAAAAGTCTTGATTTATGAACCCTTCGTATCTGTGTCCTTCGTGGTCCATGACAAAATAGTTAACGCCGCCTGGTGTGGTTATGAAAGGTTGGGTTAGCTCGTTCATTTGCTGCTGGTATTCTGTTTTAATAGAGATACTATAAGTGCAGGTTACATATACAGGCATTGGTATTGTAACTGTCTCATAAACAACTTTTTCGTTTCTTTTTCTTGTTTTAAAGTTTAATTGATTAAACCTGCGATTTGAATTTGCGTTTGCATAGTTTGCTGTTTTATCTTGCTTTATTCTTCTAGCAATTGTAATAGAGCCTCTTTTTTTATCATTCACCGGAGGGACGTTGCCGAATGCGGTACCTTTTCTTGATAGGTCTTTTACTACTGATTTTCTCTCTACTGTTATAAGAGGAAAAATGAGTGCTCCGTTAGCGTCTCTTAAATCTTTATTATCTTTGATCTGGAAAGATCTTTCTGGGGTGACCCATAGAACGGGAATTTTTTTCCAGCCTTTGTTTGTTGTGCAGTGTAGGTCAAGCTCATCGTTAACCCAGTTATACATGGCTCTATCAATTGTTTCAATAGTGGAAGGAGCTACCTCAATAGTTTCTTTTATGTTATTGTCACTTGGCATCGAACACTCCCTCTCTTGCTCTGCGGCAAGTTGCTACAATCTCGAACTTCTGGTCGTCTTGTCCAAATAAATATTTTGGCATACTTGATTTTACAATCTCATATAACTTTCTATCATACTGAACAAAATCGCCAACACGAACAAAAAGGTTTTGATCTTCTGTGAGTCTTCTTCTGTGAAAGAAGATTTCTATTTGATGCATCTTGTCGTAACCAAAAGTATCATTGTTTACGTCTGCCTCCTGGTAGTTAATAAGAGCATGAACTCTTATTGGTGGCAAGAAGGACTTTTCTATTGCCTCTCCATATAAAGAGTGGAAGTCAGACTTGTCTACGTCAATTGGATAATATAAAACTGTCTGGCCAATGACTCTTTCAATAAGTTCATCGTTGACTTGCTTTACTAAATCTCTTTCCTTCTTTCCTGTAAAGAGAGGAGGGGGAGGTGCGGCAGGTTGTTCCCATTTATTATCGTCTGACATTCATTTATCCAACATAAATCTCTAGTGGAACCTCGGACATAACTTCGCTTGAGTTCTTTACCATCTCAACGTCGCCTTCCATTAGCTTGCTGTATGTCAACTCATCAAGTGTTGTCTTTAGTTCATCTCTAAGAGCCTGCTGCTCTTCTTTTGCCTGGGATATTAATGCATCTCCGTTTAGTGATATCTCGTTACCGGGAATTGGTATTGTGCTAAACTTGCTTCTTATCAATCCTAGCATCTCTTTGCTCATTGATAAAGCAAACTTTCTTATCCACTGTTTACCGATGGAGTTGATGTTAAGGAATGGGATGTTTTGTAAAGGCATTGTGTTTAGGTTGTTAATACCTGTGATGCCTGCCTTCGAGTTGCTATCCTCTGTCCAGGTATCTCCTGGTGTTACAAACTCAACCCACATCTTTTCTGGATAATCGGACTGTGGAACTGGAAAGATTCTAAGCCTGTTGTTTCTTAGCTCGTAAGAGAACTGTGATGTTCTTGTGTTTACACTATCCTCATAAGCTACAGCCTGTGCTTTGTGTTGCCACACTGGGACGACCTGGAATGTTGAATCATCAGCATACTGTCCGTATGTGCTTAAGTTTCCAGCAACATTAAGTCCACCGTGATAACCATAGAAGTTCCACATGGCTCTTGGGGTTTTAAAATAAACCTTCTTAATAAGAAGTTTGGACGCATCTGTTGTTGTGCCTAGCTTCTGATAGAAGGGATAAGCTGAGTTAGCGACGTCATTGGCGGCTTCAAGGATTAGCGATTGAAGATCATAATCCTGCTGGTCTGTTTGGACAGCGAAAGAAGCAGAATAAACTGTTTGAGAACCTCCAACGGTTGCTTCAGATGAGATACCATCAGTTACTCTTCTTGCGTATGCAAAGTCGAACTTTGGATATTTCAAAGAAAGATTCGTCTCAGAGTTCATATTGGCGTTAGCAGTGACAATTGCCGCTGCTTCAACTTTTGGCTCTCGGATCATACCATCTTCATTAAATGAAGCTGTTGTTCCGCCAAGAACATTTGATAATACGTTCTTTGATTGGTGAATATTAATAAGATAAGAATATTCTAAAACTGCTTCTTCATAAGCAGCATAAACTTGGTTTGCGGTAAGTTCAATGTCTAAGACATCTCCGCCGAGTTTTCTATATGTATAACCGACCTGATCGGCTGCGCCGCTTAAGAAGGCGTTTACGGCGTTTGTTCCGTCATCTGTTTCAACGGCTGAGTCGTTGTGCTTTTTCCAATATGTATTAGTAGAATATATGGAATATGGAAGGCTAGCGGCTACTGAACCTGCGCTTCCTGTTTCGGGCAAAATTACTTGACTCGTTGTGCTCTGTGGTGTTAGTGTAGGCAGTGCCATTCATCTAGTCCTCCGGTTAAAATAAATAGTTTGGAAAAAAAGAAAACCCCGCACTGTATGAAACAGGCGGGGAATTCTCACATTAGACTAAACTAATTTTTTAAGATCATGTAAAGTCAGTAATGATTACTAGACCGTACATGTCGGGGCGAACCATCTTCTTACCATAACGAGTCATTACGGCCTTGCGTGGGACGAATGTGTCTGGATCAAAGATAGTTGGTGTGACCTGGAGTGGGACGTATGGAGCGTAAACAAAACCGCTCTCAAGGAAGCTGCCGCCCTTACGACCAACGAGAATTACGTTGCGTGGGAAAGCGTGTGTGACGTATACGTCAAACTTCTTGCTGAGAGAGCCGGACTTCATTGCACCGACCATTCCAGAGTCTGCATCGGCTGTAACGCTTGCACGGAAGCCTGCTGTGAACTCAAGAATGTTTGCTGCTTCTGGGCCACAAACTACGAAGTTTGCGCCACCACGAAGTGTCTTGCGGTGAATGTCGGCAGAAACGTCATTGATTGTCTCAATGAGTGTCTCGTACCATTCGCTTACTGTACCTGTGAAGTCGCCGACGCCAGTGGGGACGCCTGTTAGGCGGTTGACGAAGTTTCCTGATGTGCGGGACCAGTAAAGTGTGCCGGCGGTGGCACCCTTAAGAAGGTCACCAAGGATCTCGGAGTCAATCTCAAGAGCAATCTGCTCAGAGAGAAGACCTGTAAGCTCAACCTCGGCGTCGAGGTTATGATAAGCGTTAAGATCCTGTGCTAGCTCTGGGGTCCATGTGGCCTTAAGCTTGCGGGTCTGGGCGGTTACAGCAATAGAATCAACCTTGATGTTGATCTCTGGAAGTGCTGCGGAACCCTCCATTTCCCAGGCTGTTGCGCCGACTACGGCACCGGCTGCGTTGGCGCTGGCGCTGATGTTGTCGGAAACTGCGAAGGAAAGTGCATAGCCGTTAAAGTTGGCTACTGCGGCGGCTGCACCTGCTGCCATCTGAATGACAAGTGTAAGGGCTCCTGTTGCCTCGTTAAGAGAAGAGAGTCTTCTGATAACTGTAAGGCCGGTTGCTGGTCCACCGTTCGTGTGCTGAAGCGCAACGTGGGAAAGGTTCTTCTTTACCATTCTGTTCCATACTGCGAGTCTTGCTGCATAGCTTGCGTGTGTTGCAGCAAGTGGGTGATCGGTATGGAGGTCTGCAAGGTTTGGTGTTGCACCGGCACCTTCTGGTGTAAAGGTAACAACTACAAACTTAGCAGTTCCGGCGGCGGCTGCAAGTACGTCTGGGTCATGGCGGACAATCTTGTTGAATGCGGCTTCGGATGGGGCGTATACACCGGAGTCAGCCGTTGTTGCGCTTACAGATACGAAGTCGGTGTCTGCGCCGGGAGAGGCTTCCCATGCGAGAGCTTGACGGGCACTGGACATGCCTGTCTTGAGATTACGCATGCCTGATGGTCCAACCTCTTCTGTTGCAAGGTCAACACCCTGTGCGATGCCAGCGGCTACAACGCCACCACCATATATGGATGGCTCGGCTGCGCCCTTCTCAAGGTCGTCACGAAGCTTGCCTGATGCAAGACTATCTGGTGCGCCGGCTGTGAAGTCCAAGAAGAAGATCAAACCGGATGGAAGGCTCATTGGCTGAACGGAGACAAGCTCCTGTGCAATGAGAGATCCGAATACACGACGAACGATTGGGAATGCTACTGCTGCAAAACCCTCGACATCACCAGATGCCATTGCTGTAGCCTCACGAAGAA